CCTCTCTATATGTCGTCACATCAGGCGGCAGTCCAACGCCACCTGACACGAACTCCTTTCGTGTCGGCTTTGGCTATGCCCTCTATATCAGAGGGAACCTCATCGTAGCCATACCGCGTGCGCCACCATAACCCATGATAGTACGGATCTGTTTCCTCGTCCGCACTACGCTGTTCTATGGTATCCACAGCCAAACTACACAGCTCCTTCCGCTGGAGCACCTCATGTGTAGGACCACGAAATCTGTCGTTTCTTCTATGCTCAATCGGACGGCAGCCGAAAGGCAACCGAATCGGTTGATACGGACCGAATGCTTTGGTCCCATAAAAGAGCAGGTCAGGCGCTACCGTAGCTACGGGAACATTGTCTTGCCCCCGTGTCTTTAGGTGCGTATTCCGTGGTCGACTTGTCTTTATGGCACAGGACTCTTCAGAATCCAAGGGTGCAAATAGGATCGGATTGAATCCCCTATTCTTACGCACTCCCTCAATAGGCCACCTTAGCGTGACGTTCACCAAGGCGGAGTACACGCGAGTATACCCGTATTCCGCTGCGTTATTTGCAGCGTCAACAAGGCCTAATAGTGCTTCTAGAGACATCATCGTGGAAATAGGCTTAGTCTTCAGTTTAAACGGTGTAACATCGTAACCGTTGAAACTGTGCATGCCGCATGATTCACGGTATGCAACGTCGTCGAAGTACGACTTCTCGACGTTCACGGAAAAACTAAGCTCTGTCAGAGCACGCATGACGTTTGACACAACCTGCTTATCGCAAATGATGTCGTCGCCATACACGGCGAACTTCTTAAAGTGGGCGTGTTCGCCAGCACCATATGCTACAAGGTACTGGTGAGCCATCGATAAATCACTGATGGTTTCGCCCTCAAAGATAGCTCGCCCGCTAACTGTCGCTATACTTACCATTAAAACCACTGCAGCGAAAATCGTGCATTGGACTGGAAAGCAGAGCGCACTCCCCATCGGAGCGAATTTCTCCACTCTTATGGGTTCTTCATCAAAACCAGTATCAACCAGTCGAGACCGTGTCGCCAGAAGATGTTTTAACACCTTAGGCGGAAATACTGCCTTAACCAGTTTCAGTGACACCGAGTCTGATGCGGAACTGAGGTCTATCGTGGCTAACTCAGAAGTTATTGAGCCATGCCAGCACAAGATCTGGTTAAACGTTTGGTCTTTCAACCGAACATGGTGGGCCAAAACGCCCTCCTCTAACCATCTTTCGTACCAAAGACGCACGCCCTGTTGAGCCCACATAAAATCGATGGGCTCCATACAAATAGAGCGTGTTTTTCTTATATCTTTAGGTACGAACCTCAGTCGTGCGACCGACAGATTAGCATCCCTACTTGGACACCAGGCACCATTAGGTAAAGCTGTGCATATGTCCCCGTCTTCCGATCGCTGATACTTATATGCGATCTTCGGATCGAGGCGCATAGCTTCATTCTTCCCAACAGCACCCCAAACTCCCTTTTCGGCGACGGCTCCTGAACCATGTTTTGGCAGGAACACATCTTCGACCCATCCAGTTTCGAACATCCAATGGACGACCGATCTGAGTGAATCTATGAAGGTCGGGAGTTCAGCGGTGATCAACTTGTCTTCGACCTCACGCCATGAGCGAAATGCTCTGGTATTAAGGTCTGAATCTACGTATCCGATCTTTCTGCCCAGTTCTAAAAAGGACAGAATAAACCTCAACGTAGTAGGACATCGCTCCTTGTAAAAATGCAAGTACTCTTTAAAAATCGGAGTACCTTTAAATGCATCAAGGAAGTCCTTAGTTATAAGGACACGAGACTCGTGGTCATGGTAAATCAAACGACTTCCCGCGTCCGAGAGTTCGGCGAACCGGTCCGACACCCCCGCATAATCGTCAAGTAAGCTATTAACAAACTTGTTGATCGTGCTGTCAGGTTTCGGACCTGTAGGTGAATCACCAAGCAAGGAGGCCCAAACAACTATGGACACTTGAACAGTATACTTATTGCCCATGTATGCGTTTAGGCGTTCCCGGTCTTTGTGCGAGTTGATGATACGCTCGTACGTACCGGCTGTCGAGGGAATTCTTATCCTCGGCAGGTATTTCCGGGTTTTGGGACCCCGGGTGTTCATGCTCCCGCTATGATTCTGCGGGGTCGTCCATCGCGTCGAGGTCGAAGTTCACAATTCCGAATCTTCGCCTCGTATACAACGCGTTGGTTCTCGATGAAGCAAACGTGGACAGCGCTGGTGTGGTGAGTGGAAGGACGAAACCGGCGAAAATCGCCAGGTTATGAA